AGCAGTTTTAAAATTCATACTGTTTATACAAATAGTTCGAATTTTAATAATACAGATTGCAAAATTGCAATGGTAGTAGTCTTCTGTGATACTTGATCTATATGGTTCTTAATTGAGACCGATTTTATAAATCTTATCTGGACCATAAAATCATCATAAATACTCAAAAAAGTAGATAATGGCGTTAAATTTTCCTAGCAGTCCATCAGTAAATGATATCCATAACGAGAATGGAACTCGGTGGCAGTTCAATGGAGAATCGTGGTCTAGAATTGTAACGGCAGGAACACAAGGATTTCAAGGTGCTGGTGGTCCAACAGGTGCTCAAGGTGCAGGAGGATCTACTGGTTCTACAGGTCCTACAGGTCCTACTGGTGCACAAGGTTCTGCTGGTCCTACAGGTGCACAAGGTGCAGGAGGATCTACAGGTGCACAAGGAGATGGTGGTCCTACAGGATCAACTGGACCTACAGGTGCTCAAGGTTCCGGTGGACCTACAGGTGCTCAAGGTGCGTCAGGCAGTTCTGGTGGTGCTGGTGCTCAAGGAGATGCTGGTGCACAAGGTGCTGGTGGTTCAACAGGCGCTCAAGGTTCTGAAGGAAACTTTGGTGGTGCTACATTCTATTATACTTTTGAATCTAACACTACCAACGCCAATCCAGGTGCTGGAGATTTAAGATTAGATAACTCCACTCAGAATGCTGCGACAGGAATTTATATTTGTGATACTGATGAGAATGGTAATGATATAGCATCTTTCTTACAAACTATCGATGACTCTACGAGTACTCTTAAAGGTCACGTTAAGATCTCTAATAAATTAGATCCAAGTCAGTTTATTATATTTACAATTTCAAGTTTAACTGATAATAGTGGTTACTTTGATGTCACAGTAAGTCCTGTAGATTCCTCGGCAACCAGTCCATTTAGTGCTGATGAAGATATAATTGTCACTTTTGCTAGGACTGGTGATAAGGGAGATACTGGAGCACAAGGTGCTACTGGTGGCGGTGGTTCTACAGGTTCTACAGGTCCTACAGGTGCACAAGGTGCAGGAGGTTCTACAGGTGCACAAGGAGATGGTGGTCCTACAGGATCAACTGGACCTACAGGTGCTCAAGGTGCAGGAGGTTCTACAGGCAGTTCTGGTCCTACAGGTGCACAAGGAGATGATGGTGCTGCTGGTCCTACAGGTGCTCAAGGACTTCAAGGTGCTCAAGCACACGTAAGTGAAAATCCTCCCTCAGGACCTGGTGTTACTGTTGGTGATTTGTGGTGGGAAAGTGATACTGGTGATTTGAGCATTTACTATGATGATGGATCCGGATCTCCATCTGCTCAGTGGGTAGAAGTTGGATCTATGGGACCTACAGGTGCTCAAGGTGCTACCGGATCTACAGGTGCTCAAGGTGCAGGAGGATCTACAGGTGCTCAAGGTGCAGGAGGATCTACAGGTGCACAAGGTGCTACAGGACCTACAGGTGCTCAAGGTGCTACAGGTGCCGACTCTAGTGTATCTGGTCCTACAGGTGCTCAAGGTGCTACCGGACCTACAGGTGCTCAAGGTGCAGGAGGATCTACTGGTTCTGGTGGACCTACAGGTGCTCAAGGTGCTGCAGGTGCTCAAGGTGATTCTGGATCTAGTGGATCTAATGGTCCTACTGGTCCTACTGGACCTACAGGTGCACAAGGTGCAGGAGGATCTACAGGTCCTAGTGGTCCTACTGGTTCAACAGGACCCACTGGTCCTACCGGTGCACAAGGTGCATCAGGAGGTGGAGGAACTGGTGTTGACTATAATGACAACGTAAAACTTCGTTTTGGAACTGATGATGACTTAGAGATTTATCACAGTGGCACTCATGCTTATGTAAAAAATGCAACTGGAAATTTATATTTCCAGCACGGCGGCGAAAACATGGCGCAGTTCTCTAGTGATGGAAACGTAGAACTTTATCACAACAACGGCAAGAGATTTGAAACCACTTCTGCTGGTATTACAGTAACAGGAACTGGAAATGTTAGTGAAAATGTTGGAGTTCAAACAACTTATCCAACATCTTCTACTCTTGTAGGTGCAGGTAGTTCTCTCACTGGATTGTATATTGGTGACGGACATATGCTGTTTAGTGATCAGTTATCACGCACAGGTGGATATTATATTCCAGAAGGAGTAAATGCCCTTAATGCAGGACCAGTCACACTAAATAGTGATATGACACTTGATGGTGTCTGGGTAATCGTATAAGGAGGTATTATGGCATCAGGAACTCTTCACTGTGGAGCAGTTGCTTTTAGTGATGGTGTTGCACAAAACCATGCTTCTAAAGTAGTACAAGTTAAACACTTTGCAGATAATACCAAAACCTATCTATCAGATAGTGGATACTATTGGGGTGGAAATGATTCTACTGATGGTTTAGCATTTACTATGAAAAGTACAAGTAATAAGATTTACATTTCGGCAGCGTTAGCTTATGGTCAACATAATGTCAATGGTGGAACAAAATTATTAGTAAATGGAAATACAGGATATTGGTCTACTCAAACTACAACAGCTTATTCTGGTGGTAGCAGTTCTTATACCGGTGGATTTAACACTGCAGAAGATGGACACGGAACTGATCAACAATATAGTATTGGTGTAAATCATTTAAGTCTAATAAGTAGTACTACAATGCCCAGCACTTTCTACTTAGGTTTTTACTGGCATGAAGGAACCAGTGGTAGTTTCTATTTTAATAGACAAAAGAATGATAATGGTGGCAGTGCAATATCAGGAATGATGGTAATGGAATTGGAGGACGTAAGTTAATGGCTTTTGAAGTACAAGCACTAATCGAATTAAGACCCGGCGCTAAATTTAAAGCATCTGAATTTGCAGATGGAACATTTTCTTTAGAATGGAATCCTGAAAAGAATGGTGGTGAAGCAGCACCAACTATGGATGAAATAAATGCGAAGGCATCACAAATAAAAACTGAGATACCGATTCGTCATTTAAGAAAAGAAAGAGATCTTTTGCTTGCTGAAAGTGATTGGACGCAAATTCCTGATGTTCCTGAGGCAGTAAAAACTGCTTGGCAAACATATCGTCAAGAACTTCGTGATTTACCTGCCAATACATCTGATCCAGAAAACCCAATTTGGCCTACTAAACCATCATAAATAAAAACATATAATATACAACTATGAAGTACGATATCCCGACAGCATTACAAGTACTTACACCAGGCGCAGAATGGTCGCTCTCTGGTGGTGAGTATTCTGGTCTCAAATGGCTTAAAGGAAATGGTCATGATGAACCAACTGAAGCAGCACTAACAGCAAAGATTGCTGAACTTGATGCTGCAGAAGCAATGAGACTTCTACGTGAAGAAAGAGATCGTAGAATTGCAAAGTCTGATTGGAAAGTTGTTATGGCAAAAGAGACTGGAACTAATCTTTCTACTGCTTTTAAGACCTATCGTCAGGCACTGAGAGATCTTCCTTCTACTGCAACTCCAACTCTTGACTCTGGTTATGAATTGGATATGACTTCTGTAACTTGGCCTACTGAACCTTCTTGATATGGCATCCGAACTTAGAGTAGATAGAATTATTCCAACGAGCGGTGTTCCATCTGATAGTGGGTCAAACCCTCTTTATCTTGGTGCAGGTGGAGTCATACAGGTTGTTTATGCACAAACGAGAACTCAGCAAACAACATCGTCATCAACTTTTACCGATGCTGATGACTTGTTTGTAGATATCACTCCTAAATTTTCAACAAGTAAAATGCTAATTGCATTTAGTACTGTTGGACAGGTTGGTGGTAGTCGTGCTAGGTTTGATATACATAAAAGCACTACTAACTCACGAATTAGTGCACATTCTGGTAGTAATAATACGGATTATGGTATATCAGCGTTTGAGGGAACTAATATAAATCACTCAGTAAATTTTACTATCATGGATATTGCCAATACAACAAGTAATATAAGGTATAAAGTCCAATTTAATAATACTGGTGGAAACAATAGTTTTATACAATCGGGTTATAGTGTTGGTACACTAACAGTTAAAGAGATTTCAGCATAATGTCAGAATTAAGAACAAATAGAATTATTCCAAGAAATGGATTGAATTCCGGTGCTAGTGGTGGTGTCATACAAGTAGTATCAACAACAAAAACGGATACTTTTAGTATGAACAGTGAAACTCCAACGTTGATTACTGGTTTGACAGCTGCTATCACACCAACCAGGTCCGATAGTAAGATTCTTGTGTCTATGGATGTCAATACAACTGCAAGTTCTGGAAATTATACAACTTGGTTTTATATCTACAGAGATGGTTCAGTAGTTAGTGGTGCAACAGGTGACCAAGGGGAATCAAGTCAAGATAGAGCTTTTAAATCTGTAAGACATAGTGAAGGTAATTGGATGCAAAATACTAGTGGGATATTTTTAGATTCTCCAAGCACCACATCCACAACAACTTATCAAATTTATATCTCACAAGAAAGTGGTTCTACGGTGTACATTGGTAGAACTGGTAGTAATAATAACAACTCTTACCATCCTAGAACCGTTTCTAGTATTACACTGATGGAAATTACTGGATAATCATACATAAATTAGGAATATATTATATAAATCTTTTAGCATAATAAATATTTAAAAAAGTATAATGGCAGCGTTTAATTTTCCACCATCTCCCAGTACTAATGATACGTATACCCTGAATAGTGTAACGTATAAGTATGATGGAACGAAGTGGGTAAGATTTTCTGCAAGTGTTGGTGCACAAGGTGCTACCGGTAGTGGTGGAGGAACAGGTTCTACAGGTGCACAAGGTGCAACCGGACCTACTGGTGCTCAAGGAGATGGTGGTTCGACAGGTCCAACAGGTCCTACTGGTGCACAAGGTGCTACCGGATCTACAGGTGCACAAGGTGCCGGTGGTTCTACTGGTGCTCAAGGTGCAGGAGGATCTACTGGTTCTGGTGGACCTACAGGTGCTCAAGGTGCTACTGGTCCTACTGGTCCTACTGGTGCTCAAGGTGCAGGAGGATCTACAGGTCCTACAGGTCCAACTGGTCCAACTGGTGCACAAGGTGCAGGAGGATCTACTGGTTCTGGTGGACCTACAGGTGCTCAAGGTGCAGGAGGATCTACTGGTCCTACTGGTCCTACTGGTCCAACTGGTTCAGGAGGATCTACTGGTCCTACTGGTGCTCAAGGTTCTGGTGGTCCAACCGGTCAGATTGCAAAAGCGTGGGTGAACTTTAGAGGCAATAGCACGGTTACAATTAGAGATAACTTTAATGTCAGTTCGGTAACTGATAATGGCACTGGTCGGTACACTATTAATTTTTCAAGTGCAATGCCGAATGGAAATTATGTTCTTACCGCTACTGGCCAATATGAATGGTCTTGTGGACCGGCTAGTGAAGATTCAGATAATTATAGCACTACCTCAGCAGCAATCTGGCACGGTCGCTATGGTGCTGGTACTGGTGCAGATGGTGAAGTAATGTGTGTTGTTGTTTTCGCAGATTGATTCATATCGTTATAGTCCATCTACTAACGAAACCTTCTTGACTTCTGACTCATAATCTTCTACAATACTTCTATATCATTGATATTTGAATGGATCATAAGTTTAGTATTATCACGCCTGCACACAAGAAGACTCCTTATCTTGTGGTGCTATACAACAGTATCGTTGCTCAAACCTATAAAAACTGGGAATGGGTATTGTGGTTGAACAATGATCTGACTGAAAAAGATCTACCACAAAAGATTGTTACAGATGAAAGAGTAAAGATATATCGGACCGAAGAAAAATCTACCAGTGTTGGGTATCACAAGCATCACGCTTTTCATAAGGGTGAAGGTGATGTTCTTGTGGAAGTGGATAGCGATGACATCATCACTCCAAATTGTCTTGAAGAACTGAACAAATCATATCAAGATTCAGAGATTGGATTTGTGTATAGTGATGTTGCAGTTCTTGATGATAACTTCGTTCCATATGATGAATCACACGGATGGACTTATTATCGATACGAGTATAAAGATAAAAATCTCTATGCAATGAACACCTGGGAACCGACTAGTCATAGTCTTGGTTTCATTTGGTATGCTCCAGATCACATTAGATCCTGGAGAACAAGTATCTATCGCGACATTGGTGGGCATAATACAGAGTTGGATATCTGTGATGATCACGATTTAATGATCCGTACATATCTGAAAACAAAGATGCATCATATTGCAGAACCACTTTACATCTATAGGATTACTGGAGATAACACCTATCTGAAAAGAAATGCTGCTATTCAAATTAAAACTGTAGAGTTGCAGCGACAGTATGCAGTTCAACTTGCAGAAAGAGATGCAGAACTGAAAGGTCTTTTGAAGGTTGATATTGGTGGTGGTCTATTTCCAAAACCAGGATATATGACTATTGATCAAGAAGGTGCTGATATTACTTGTGATCTCAATGAAGGAATCCCTCTTCCAGATAATAGTGTAGGTGTTATTAATGCTAGTCACGTCATTGAACATCTGAGAGATCCTATCAAAACAATGAGAGAGATTCATCGTGTTCTTGCACACGGTGGTTGGGCTTTCATTGAAGTTCCTTCTACTGATGGTCGTGGTGCTTGGCAAGATCCTACTCACGTCAGTTTCTGGAACGAGCATAGTTTCTGGTATTATACTGACTGGTCAAAAGCACAATTTATCAGAAACAAAGATATTCGCTTTCAATCATATCGCCTAGATACTTGGGAAATGTCGCCACATATTCCTTGCGTTTCTGCTTGGTTGGTAGCAATTAAAAATGAACAAAGACTCCCTGGAGAATTGAAAATATGAAAAAGCAAACTAAAATTTGCCTCAATGCAATGGTTGGAAATGAAGAGCACGTTATAGAAAGGATGCTCAATTCCTGTTATCAATATATTGATTACTGGGTTATTCAATGTAATGGTAATGATAATACCAGACAAATAATTGAAAATTTCTTTACTGATAAAGATATTCCTGGATTCACTTATATGCATAAGTGGGACTATCCTGGAATCAATAGGGACCATACACTTCAGAAAGCATTGACTGCAGATCATAACTGTGATTGGATTCTGCGTATGGATGCTGACGAGCAACTTGAGGTTGATGAAGATTATGATTGGACTCCGATCAATGACACATCAATTCAATGTTTTAATATTACTGCTAAAGCACCAGGTTCGATGTATTATAGAACTTGGTTCTGGAATGCAAGATTACCTTGGTACTTCAATCACGATAGACGCCATGAAACAATCCATCTTGAGAATGATCAATATGTTGCATATGATCTTCCTCCAGGATTTGATCATATCATTACCAATGATGGTGAAACTTGGGTAGATCCTAATAAGTTCTTGGTTGATGCTGTTGAACTTGAAAAGACTATAGTCGCTGGTGGAACACTTCTGCAAGATACTTATCATTTCTGGTATCTTGGGAAGAGTTACTATGATGCAGTGAATATTGGAAAATATCCTCTAGGTGAAATTCATTCTCAAGAATATGCACGTAGATG